CAGTGTAGTTAGAAGTATATACGTCAAAGCCGTAGATATTCTTGACGAAGCGCATTCCAGTAGCAATACCAGAAGACACAACACCTTCCCACTGTGGGTTGTTACTCATATTGACAATGTTAGTCAGGGTGTTGAGAGTATACTCAACAGACGGATCAACAATTGCGACCAAGTTGGTCTGAGGGACATTAGATTTCTTCAAGGCCAACAGTGCAGTAGCAAAGTCAGCTACAGCAATCTGCTGGTCGCCACCTACAGCAGTACCTGTCGCGTCGAAGCGATGGTTACGACCATTGATAGCATAGCCGGGAGTACCAACAGTACCAAGGCTAGATGCCAAGGCCATGATGGAAGTTTCCACAGATTCCTGAATAGCACGGTTCTGCTTAGGCACGAAAGAGCTGATAAGCCGATCCATGTAGAAACCATCCTGCTTATTCTGTTCAGTGATGTACGTACCTGAACTCTTATACTGGTCGATAGAGAACTGGAAGTTACCAGTGTCCATTGCGTCGTATACGACAGGTTCATTCTCACTATAATCACGAACAGTTGCCTGTCCAATTGAAGGAATGTTCAACGTATTTCCATCAGGGAAATCGGTGAGCCAATCCACGTATTTTGTAGCTTCCAGTTCGTCAATTAAGATGTCCTTCAGGTTCTGCGACCAGACGGACGAACGAATTAGATGACCACTGTTACCAGTAGTAAAACCACCCATAATTTATTCCTCTCTAATTATTAAAAAATTTAGCAGGGTCTGACATAGCTTCAGCCATCTGTGCTTTCTGAACATCAGCACTCAGGAACTTAGACTTGTCAGCCTTCAATACTTCCTGATACTTCTTCATGCCACTAGACGATGTATCGTTAATGGCCTGAGTGTTCACATTGCTCTGGGTTGTAGTTATGCTTTCCTCTACTTTCGTACCTGTAAAGAGAGCTTTGTAAGCACCGGGGCTCCTCACTGCCAGTCCCTTTAGTTCGTCCATAGACATCCCTAAAACTACTGCTTTGGCCTCAGCTGCTTCTACAGCCTTATCTCCAAAGTTAGTGGTCATAAATTCATTAACTGAATCCATATTGCCCTGAGCTGTATTCGCAGCTCTCTCTCCCTGTAACACGTTCTTAACAATCTCCGCAATATCGGGGGCTTCGGTAGAAGTGCCCTGATTCGCTGGGGGTGTATTAACGTTAGTGCCATCCGTCTTCATAGCCTCAAGTACATCGTTGATGGTCTTGCCTTCCGCGAGCTGTGCTTGCATGTTCGCATTCTCTTCCTCGATCTTAGCAATATGCGTATCCTTATGAGGGATTGCCGCTAACGCTGTGTTAGCATCTGCATACTGCTTGCCTTCGCCTATGAAATCAAACACTGGTTTGTCGCCTGTGTTTTCTGCTGGTGCTCCGCTGTTACTTGCGTTGCCATTATTAAATACATCTGTCATGTATTCTCCTTATATGTAATATATTTCTATTATAACATATTATAATAGTTTTGTCAAGCATTAAGGTAGTAGTTCTAGGATTTCCTTATATGCTTTCATACGTCCAATGTTCTTGGCTTGTCTGTAATCCCATCCAGATTTACTGAATGCTTCCTCTTTAGGGAACATTATAGCTTCAAGTCTCATTAGGATTTCATCCCTAATAACATCCGTTACTACGTGCGATGCATGGTAGGATTTCCTGAATGCATCCTTATCCTTGCTCCGCTGAACGAGGCAAGCCGGAATCTTATCATCAGGAGTGTGTACAAACTTAAAGCTCATCCTCAACGCCCCCTTCTCCTGCATCAATCTGTTGCTCAGTTCCGAGCTGCTCCTGAGCTGCTGATGCTAAACGCTGTGTCTCTAGCCCTTCACCAATAGCAATGTTAGGCTCAAAGATTCTGTACTGCTGTAGCCCTAACATCTCATCCATCAATCTCGCAATCTCCTTACCAGAAAAGTGGACGGCTACATCAGGTTTCTGTCCTACAGGGGAGCCGATGAAGGCATTTAAATCTTGTACAAGATTGGCCTGTGCTGCAAAATGACGGGCACCCTTTGGTATCAGCTTCCCACTAGACTTCAGATCGTCAGCACTGATATTCAGAAATTGTACAACAGTCGATCCGGGTTGTACCACACGTTCAAGGGTTGTTTCAGTAGGAGCATGTTCCCTAGCAAGGCGGTACATCTCATTGATGAGTGGCTCAAGGCCTGTCTCCTCAAGGTGTGCAGTTTTGGATTGGAAGATACGTCCAGCTGCATTCTCTAGCCGCTGCACTTCATACTTTGTCTTCTCACCGGGAGTACGCATACCCATAGCTTCTCTTGGAGCACCAGCAAATTCTTCCATAAGCTGCTCAAGTCGAGCAATCTGCATATCAGCATTCAGAGCTGTAGCATCAGGATGTAAGTAGGTTACATCACCCTCAGTACCAACAAAGATGTCATCGCCCGGATTGATACTCATCTCAGGTATGTCGCCCTTAATCACTTTCACAGGATGGGCTATCTGATCGAAGATGTCAGCCTTTAAATTCTCCAAGTGGTCGATGCGATACTGCATCCCTACTAGGTTGGCAAGTGGCCCCATTGCCATCAGATTATCAGGACGAGTTCTCCATCCAGTATGTACCTTGAATACAATACCGGGTTCCTTCCGTACAATGTGCGTACCATCAATGACGGTGATGATGTGGTCTTCGAGAAGCTCACCTGTCTCCACATTGTAAATCGTCCCCTCAAACTCAAGTATCTCTACTAGACCTGATGTTATATACTGTTCGTAGTTACCAAACCCATCGACAGCCATCCCATTGAACTTGACTCTATCCTTGGGTGTCATCTGAGTATACTTCATCCTACGCTCTTTCATATAGTTGATAATCTCAGCATTATACTTCAAGGATGGGTTATCCTTAGCCTCCTTCTCTAACTCACCCAAGTTCTTTAGAGTGCGAGTTATTGTAGGAGAGCTTTCAAAACTCTTGGCAGTGATGTCGAATACAACATCATATGGTGAACGACGAACTGCCTTCGGCCCACTGTACGTTATTACTGACTTACCATCAATCATCTTCTTCTCTGTCACATATATAGCTTCAGCAATAATATTACCATAGTCGATGTAATCGTAGACAAGCTGTGATACAGTAGTACGGAAACCAGAGGCTTCCAGCCTATTACGCATATAGCTTTGGATAATCATCTTAGCTTCAGTTGTTACACTATCTTTATCCTGTCCAACCCACTGTAACCAGTTGTCATTAGGGAATAAAGCAGCCATATAATTGGCATGCAAGTTATCCCTGATTTGTGTCAGCTTAGGGATTGTAGTGGAGTTCGACCATCCCAAGCTCCCTGTGGTTGTACTCCGTGTATCTGTAGCAAATAGAAAGTTGCGGGTTTCCTCCCACTCAGCCTCAATCGGGCCTCTCGCTGTCTTCCAGCGCGTCCACGTATCAACGATCTGCGATGCAAGGCTCTCCTTATTCAACCAACTCTCAATATCTAATGTGTCCGACATTGTAATCCTCCAAATCTACTCATTGATACTACATTACTTTCTGCATTCTCATACTGCCTATTACGTGATGGTGCTCTTGCAAAATCTACAGCTGCTGCTAATGCATCCTTCAGATCATCATGGGGAGGTCTACTCTGCCTTACCTCTTCCTCAAGGAGCTGACATAAGCCACCTCTATAATGCCATATCTTTCCGTTCTCATAACGAGGAGCGATGATCGCGTGTATTCTTTCTTCCTTGCTGCCCTGATAGCGAGGGTTGTATTCATCAATAGAGAAGTAGATGCCATCCTCACCCATGTACGTCTTAAACTGTTGTATGACAGCTCCTTGTCCAGCTGATATCTCACAGCGTAGCTTAGAGAAGTCCCAGCGTTTGTACATAGTCAATGCCCTATCGAACATCTCCCTATAACTCTTAGTCTTAAATCTTTCGATGTCTAGTACATAGAGGTTGTGCTCGGAGTCAATGCCAACGATAACGATAGCTGTAAAGTCGGCAGCCTTACTAATAGAGTATGCAAAGTCCATAGCTGCAACTACGTTCAGCCTCTTTTCACCCAAATACCAATGCCCATTCTTCATCTTGACATGCTCTTTGTTATAGTATTGCATCCAATCCAGTTTAACTGGGGCGTTCTCTGCATCATTAGGATCGTTATAATACTGTGCGAAGAACTGGCCCCTGTCTACATACTTGGCTCTTTTACGTGCTAAAGCTCTGGCATCAAAGCCAAAGTATTTCCCATCTGCTCTACGCATCTTAGGCCATAGATATGCACCACTTCCGTTTCTCTCTGGACTGTCCTCTACCACTCTTTCAAACACTTCATATACAGAGGTGGCTTCTAATAGCTCGCCCTCTTCATTGAATAGTTCTTCTTCAAGTTCGAGCATAGTATTATACAGATCACGTGCATCGTATCTTGTGCCCACTACCCATTCTCTTGAATCAGTTGTTTCAATAGAGGAAAGCTGGGAGTACATAGCTGCCACTTTGTTCCTTCCTTCCTGTGTATTCACATTGTTCGGAACTACTACATCATCTAGGGCCGCAACAGCGCAATGAAAGCCTGTAATATTGGTAGTAAGACCAGCAGCCATAACAGTAGCATCACGAACGCCTTCCTTTTCTCTGAGCGGGTGATCGACTGCGATTTCACTAGCGTTCCATAACTCCCTATCCCCTTCCCTAACATTAACCATCTCAGGCCAATAGCGTCGATACACTTTACTGGTGAGGATGTTCTTAATAGCGTAGAGCTGCTTTTCTGCTAGTGCCGCTGTGGCTGATACATAGAGAATAGTGATAGCAGGGTTCTTAGTAATCTCCCATGCTACACGTACAGCCAAGCAGTGGCTCTTCTGGTGGTCGCGGGGAAATAATACTAGCTGATTTTCTTTGGCTTCCTGTCGTGTCCACCATCCAAAGAGTTCCTCATGGATGTGACCATATACACGATGCGGCCCAACCAGTTTTGCAAATGTATATAGATCGGCTTCTGCTGCCAGTCTTATCTCATCCTTTGTCATTTAATTACAAATATCCTTGCAGCATCATCTGCCAAATCATTATCGAGAAGAGCCTGTGCCCTTGCCTGCTTATTGATATCAGCCTTACTAGGCCTGCCAGCTTTCTTATCCCAACCCTTCTCCACTAGATATTTAGCAGCAGCGGGTGACTGAGAGTTTCTCATCTTCTTGATACCGTCAGCCATCATCCACACTTCCAACTCCTCAACCCATGCATCCATATGCGGCTTGAGTTTCTTATTGGCCCACATCTTTTTCCAGTGTCGCCATACTCCAACAGTACGCATACATGTAGCATAGCCTGTGATGTCCTTATCTTCCATGAACATTGTATGCATAGATGGTAGTCCATCCACTTCATACTCACGAAGCGTCATCAGAGGTTCCATAGTGCCGCGTGCATCTCCTCTTGGCATTGTTTCCTTGAACAAGGATGTAGTACGAATATGACCTCTATTGTCTAGGAAGTCTTTGCGTTCCATTAGATACTTGTCCTTATAATTTTCTTAGCCCTAATCATAGCCTGAGTGAATACTCCATTATCAATCTCCAATGTGCCATGTAGTTCATATCCCTCTGCCATGAAGTCGATAATACGCTGCTCCATCTGAGATACGTTCTTAGCCTGTACGATTATGTAGCGACTCCTCTCTTCTTCTAGTTCAGTAACTGCCATATCTGTCTCCTAGTTCTGGATTCCTTTTAACAATTAACATAGTAGCCCCATATCGTAATACTAACGTCGCTATCATCACAATTAGCATTAATGTATCTTGTTGATTCAGTTGTAGCATTTGCCAATGGGATTACAACTCTTTCATTCTTTACCATATCTGCACTGAAAATATCAGTCTCATGAATACCTGAATCTGCTGCAAGCGATTCATATATCTCAACTGTCTTTTCACCAACAATAGATTTAGAAGTAGAGACAAATAATCCCGTTGAAATAAAACACTTTCCTACTTTGGCGGGTACAATATTATATATAACATTATCAACGGTAAGTTTGACAAAATAGGGCATCGAGTATTCGAGTGCTGCAACAACAACTTCTCCATTCTTAGTAGTTCGTGCCCCACTAAGAGTTCCGGGGTCACGAATTGTTACGGGAAAGGTCATTCAGGTAGTGTCTGCCAACATTCAACAGTAAGGCAAATATCCCCAGCAGCAGCAGGTTTGACTGCAATGCCAATAGATGATGTCGGGCCAAGAATCAATGACCCTGCAAAATCAGGCTGCGAATGGCCTATATTATTGATCCATGTAGGTACTTCTGTTCCCACCATTGTCTTTCCATCAGCCCCTTTATAAATATTCGCCGTTAGTGTAGTCGTTGCTCCTACTCTTAGATTCATTTGAGTAGCTGCCGTTTGATCTGTGAACAGCGTACCTGCTGTAATTGTATGCGCTAGTTTCCATTCACAAATCTGATTTGAACAAGTTCTGAATTTGCCAATATGGATATTTTTTGTCTCTGATGTATTCTTCAAATAGAATACAGCATTAAAACTTCCAGTAGTAGTGAGCGGAATAAATCCAGTAGCTAACCAAAAAGCTTTACCTTGTTCCGCATGAACCCTTGCTTCTGCGTGGGTTTCGACTTCACCAATCTGTTGCCCATCAGAATTAATTTTCCCACCTTGTAATGTATATGGATCACGAATTACACTCATATTATATCCTCCTCTGTTATTTCCATATCAAATCCCTCTGACATGAATTTATTTAATATTTTCATTTGAATTACTAAGTCATCAATACTCTCTTTTAAAGAGGCAAATTCATCTCTACTTTCAGTATCCGTAGAAGCATCTTCTTCAATCTTGACTCTTACCTGACTATCTTCTGTAAACCTTCTTAACTCATGGTCGTGGCGTGCTCTAGTCATTACTTAATCCGTGTCCTAGCTGCCCAAGCACGTAGGCCGAAGGTAGCCATAACTATACCAGTAAGACACCACTGATACCAATCAGGAGCCAGTGCAACGGCCTTCCATGCTGTCTCGGTAGTGCCGCCCTTTATAATCACATCGAAAAATGAATATAGGAACGGCAATGTAAATACGATAGTTAGATACTCGTCCTTCCACGAATACTGCATCTGACGCATCGCTTCAAGGTCGGCATTATTATCCCCATCAACATACTTATTGATGACGGCAATACGCCCTAAGCATTCAGCTTCCTTGATACGATCAATACGTTCAGATTTCTTCTGTCTACCGTCCTGCCATTTATTAACAACATCACTGATAGGTTTGAAAATGTTTGTGATCCAATTCATATTAAATCACCGCCTTTGCTAAATACCAAGCCAACAACCTATCGTCTATTCCCCCTGTATGGCCTAAGCTGCCGAAATAGGCAAACTGTCTATCCTGTACAGAGCCAGTTGTGTACCCCTGACCAATCAAGAATACTGTCCATAGATCATCTATCTGCCCTTCTGTTGCTGCTGTTATGTCAATAAACATTTCAGTTAGTGTGGCATAACTCTTGTCTATTAGGTAGGCCTCTTCTGCATCATCAATATTAGCCATTACTTAACTCCGTTGTGCTCTAAGCTGTAGTGATTGCCGTCCTTAAATCTTCCGCCCCATGTCCCACCAATTGATTCCCAATAAATGCCTAGTGGCTCGTGGTCGGATGTGGCAGATAGAAACTTACCGCCTTTGAACAGGTTGAAATCGACAGCAAGGCGATACCTGTGTGCACTATTCTTATGTCCATACTTAACTCGAGGATCACGGTAGGCATCACCGAATGTAAGCTCATACCCGAGACTCTCTGCATGCTCAATTAGCTGCCCAATCATATGGACAAACCTACTCTGTTTCTTACGAACACTCATTTATCTTCCTTTTTCTTTTTCCGCTTAAGGAGCTTCCGAACTGTATCAGTTTCAAACAAACGAATCACCATCCATAGTAGAGAAACTATAGCAGCTACATCAGGGATTGCATTCATAAGTGTCATTCCTAATACAGAGAAACTGATAACGTCGCCTGTCCCCTTACTAAGTTCAGTTGATGTTATCTGTATTCCATGCTGTGCATGAGTTATGAACTCTTCTTTTCTCATGGAAGCTGTGCCTCTAATGCAAGAATCTGGTCTTCTGCATCCCTCACCCACTGCATATTATTTCCATTGTTCAGTAGAGCCTTACGGAGTTTGCGGTCAGTTACAGATGCTTCCAGTATATCAATCTGATCTTGAATTACAGTCCTAGCATCTTCTGCTGCGGAAGCCGTTTGGATTGCTGCCCATGCTGGCTTTGTTCGTCCATCATTCCATGTTAAAGCGTCATATGCAGCTTCATCATTATCTGTAGTAGAGCCTGTATAATCAAATGGCGTGCCTTCATTCAACTCTTCTAAGGCAATTGCAGTATCCATTATTAAGCCTCCTTCCAAAATTCAACTTCAGCGTAAACTTCTATCCCAATACCAGTCGCCGTACCAAAGCCATCGGCTGCTTTAGTAACTAAACTCTGATGTTGTAGTTCAAATACTTTACTAGCTGCGATGGTAAATCTTCCAGATACAAAAGACCTACAACTGGAACCGACAGGTGCCATTTCGGATGTCCCAAGATAATCAATAGTATCTGTGATATTTATTAGTTTAGCTTTATGTTGCCCCACTTCATAACCGGGCGCAGAAGCACGGAACCTGTATGTTCCTGCTGCCAGAGTAATCTGATTTGATGTAAGAGAGGCATGCCCACCAGCATCATTAACTTCTGCCGTCAAGTCTCGTGTACGCCATGCACCCAAGGTGAGTGTTCCACCATTCGTGCTAGATGTCTTTTCATCACGGATGTATATATAATCTACTACTTTCCCATCAACATACTGTTTAGATGCCGGATGAAGAGCTGCTGTAGGATCGTTTGCTAATACGATGTCCCCTGTCATTGTGCCGCCAGCCTTAGCCAGTTTCTCAGCCTCTAGTTCCTCGCCCATTGTTTGAACGTTTGTAGCTACAATATTCCCTGTGGGGGTGAAACTGACAGTATTGGCTCCTGCTAATAGGGCATACCCTCTCGACTGCGTAACTTCATAATGATCGGCTACCTTGTCTGTAACAATAACAATGGATTGCTCTGGTGTAAGCGTAATATCTGTCACATCATCAATTGTTGTCCCACCAACTATATCTGCATCGACAGTTAGATTGCCCGTCCCTACATGCTTAACATGGAATTCAAATCCATCAACTAAAGCTGATGTAAGCGGCAACGTAATCGTATCGCCTCCTGTTCCTGTATATTCAATTAGTTTGTTCCTATCTGCAAGAACAATAGTATAGTTTCCGGCTTGCTTGTTTATAACTCTTAAATTAACAGAGGCTGCTGAAACAGCTGCTGCTGTAGCTGAAGAAGAGGCAGCTGTTTCACTATTACCAGCATTTGTCTCACTTATGGCAGCTGCATCAGCTGCATCAGAGGCTATCTGTGCATGATCGAGCCCCACTTGTGCTATTGTAGCTGCATCCTGAGGATTGACACCATCGGCTAAATTTATAGCCTTGAAGCTCCCCATATCCAAATCAACTTCCATTCCATTGGGAGCTGAGCCATCTCGGCTTAATGTATTCTCGAGGGCGGCCTCTATTAACGCATTGTTAGCATTCGTGGTGTCAGCCTGACCAAACCCACTCGTAATATTCGTTAATGTCAGCTTAGCCATATACTTCCCTCTCTATTATTATATGCACTACGTGCGTAATTATATTTTATAATATATATTATTATAATAGTATTATAACATAAAGGAATAGGAATGTCAAGGAATATTATTAGGAGGAGGGATTAGTGTTAGGGGATAGTGGGATATTATTAAGAGGTTGATAATTTCTTGGGGATAATAGTTTGAGTTCAATAATTTATTGGAGATAATAGTTTGTTGCATTGCAATAGGAACAAGTGGGTATGCCCCCCTATACACGTATATACATAAGTGTACATACTATATATTGTGTATGTATGCTGGCGCAGCCACTATATGTAGGGGTGGGTATGTATTGTGTATTACGAAAAGCCATATGTTCACACTGCTCTTAAGAGCATTACCATTCGATTATATAAGCGTTTAATAATATATAGTTATGCACAGGTTATCCACAGGCTTATCCACAGGAAGCTGCCTCGCATGACGCTCGTTCTTTTGCACGAGTGTCTGAGGCACGCCGGAATGGTACATTCCTGTACGCCCGCATCACCAAGACGGAGTCTTAGGGCTTGACAGGATTGTGGCATTCGTGCTTAATAGAAGGCCGACAGCGAATGGGCTGTCACTCAGGAGGCTCACATGAAAGCAATCCACATATACAGCTACATGGCTAACACCAGCCGGAACGCTCGACACGCCGCACTCTGCCACAGCATGGCATGGGATGTAGCCGAGCTGGTGGCACTACGGAACGGAACACCATTCACAACTCTGGCTGGACGCTCTTAAGAGCAACGTCAGCTTGACAAGCACAAAGCATCCGTGCTATTGTGGATGCCAACCAAACAGGGCGACGCTCTTAAGAGCAGCCCACATAGGAGAACAACATGGGATACAAACGTATGACACAGGACAAGCTCATAGAAGTGTGGCTCAAGGCCGCCAGAGCGAAGGCGTCACAAGTGAAGGGCGAGAGCAATTTGTTTGCAGCTCTGGCACGCTTTGCAACGGACAGCTCATTGGATGAGACAGCGTTCACAGAGCGTACCAAATCTCTCGAAGAGAGCATGATGCGAGATGCACCAGACGAGGCGCTGAAGAAGGCTGTACGTAGCAGCTCATCCTCGGCACGTAGCGTCATTGCATCAGCACTCGACCAAGGCAGGAGCGTTATCCGTGACGGTAAGCCCGTTGGCAAGAGCAGGCTGGAAGCGGAGAAGAAAGCAGTGGTTGCGGGGCATCCGAGTGAGGGTGTTATGAATGCCGACACTGACGCTCTTAAGAGTATGAGTGCAAGCCCTACGTCTGACTCCGTCATAGACCAAGCCATGAGCATGGCTGACGCTCTCAAGCTAATGTGTGAGAGTGCCGACGCTGAGTTGCTGGCAGACATAGCCCACGAAATACTGGGCGCTGATGCTGGCCTCACTGCCGCTATCCAAGCACAGCTAGACGCTGCATAGCATATACATACAGGCTGCATGCTATCATAGGTGCAGCTTGTAGTGTGTATGCTGAGCATACGATAGGAGGATAGGCATGTGGGAGATAGAAGCCCGTGATTTAGCCGCAAGGCTAGTCTTTAAGGCCACGTTGCACACTGATAACAGATATATGGCACGTAGGATATGCCGTGTACTTAGCTATATGTATGCTGATGTACGGCTACACCATAATGGTATTGATAAGAATGAGTGGGAAGGACGCTCTTAAGAGCAAGGAGTTTGTATGGCATGTAAGAAATGTAATGACACTGGTTGGTGTGCCTACGACCACAATCATGCAGCTAGATGTGATGAGTGCTGCAAGCATAGTGAGGGTTGGTGGGAGTTGACATCAGACTACTCAGGGTATATACTAGGGGCTGACAATCGATGCTGTCTTGCTGGTTGTGGCACGATGTATCGAGACGCTCTTAAGAGCAGCAACAAGGAGGCATGACATGAACATAGGTGATTTGTATAAGGCGAGGGACGAGGACGGAGAGATGGGCTGGAACATCGTGACGTCTGATGGAGAGGCAGCGGGCTTTACATTGGAGGTGTGGGAAGAGAGTGAGTTCGATGCACATGATGTATACATGGGCTATGGAACACATGATATAGCAGAGGACACAGATATTGTGTTCATCCGCAATCTGTTAGCCTCATGACATACATAATAGTAGGAGCACTCCTCTACATGATTAGTTGGGTTGGAATCACAATCCTTATCAAGGATACACCTGTTGATGACACACAAGACAAGGTGCTTGCTGTCATCCTCTACTTAATAGCCCCTCTCTTTGCTGCCTTAATCGTATGCATATGGATTAGATGTGGACTTGAGGAGGGGTTATGATCCCGACAGGGTTGGGGGTGTGATACATGCAGACTAGTGTCGGGATGCAATGGGCTATAGCTATTGTATTAGCAACACTATTAGCCTATGATATATACCTTGGAGTGGAGTGGCTATGTTCAAGTTCTATTACAATGCATTGAAGGGCAGTACCAACCCTGAACAACGAAGGCGTGTGCTCACAGCTGCACTTAGATGTGCCAGCTTGAAGGCGTATGAGGTGGAGTTCATGGCATGTAGGATAGAGGGCAGCATAACTGTCCATTAGGAGGGAACATGGTAGTTGATGGATGGGTAACACATTGGAATCGTGTCGATCTTACAGTGACGCTGCGTGAAGGGAGGGGGTGTCAATGCAACCCTCAATGTATGTGCTCCCGTGTGATAGGACAGGCATCCACTGCACAAGAGGCTATCAAGCTAGGCGAGTGGTATATGATGCGTATATTTAACGGTGAGAGTGAGCGTATCAGTGGGATTGGCTAGCTTGACAGCTAGTGACTGCTGTGCTATAGTGATTGCCGAACAGAGATTGGTGAGGATACGTAGTACACAACGTATGCTAATAGCTGCACCTGAGTGTGTGGTGCTGATGCTTGAACGTATAGGCAACGAGACGTGTGAGAAATTGGTCGCTCTTAAGAGCAGAGGAGACACACCATGTACAACGTAGTACATAAGGACAGCGGCAGTAGGCAGCATGCAGCAGTGAAGGGCAAGACAGTGAGAGTGCCAGTGTATGAGGTGGGGGATGTGCAAGAGGCATTGAGGTGCAACCCATTCAATGATACGTATGATATGTATGAGGAAATAGTCCGCTTGCCTCAACGCTTACAGAATAGGAGCAAGGCGTATGCCTTCAGCTCTCCTGCTAAGGCTACACATCAGGCTGATGATATTAGGGTAGGGTATAGGGGCGGCAAGCAATGGCCTTCGTAGCTGTTGATAAGAGCAGGCGAGCCTTTATCTACCATTGTAAGCCAGTGCGAGAGAATGGTGTGTGGGTTCCAGCTAAGTGGCCTGAGATGTACCTCCCCATATCAAAGGGGGCAGTGATTAAGTTGATAGGTAGGGATATGGATTGGTATGATGAGCCAGTGGAGGTAGTGTGATGTTTAAGTATAGGATTGTTAAGGTGAATGAGGATGATGCGTTCTTTGGATGGGATCGCTATCCTATTAAAGGGCGAGTGATTGAGTGTGAGAACGAAGCTGTTATGAACAGGGATAAAACAGGGATGAAGTGTGCTGGTAGGGTTGATGAACGTGTTATGATATTCTACTCACTTGAGTTGGAGGCAGTATGATAGTACAGTTTGAAACAAGGAAGGGTAAGAGCGTACCGTTCAATGAAAGCAAGGTGGATGTCAGTCATATGGGTGAGGAAGAGCAGCGCGAAGTGTTGTCCCTCCTACGCACTGGACGCGACCTCAATGGCAGGCTACGCCTTGTTGATGGGTGTAAGCTGATGAAGGATGGACGAGCGGTGCTGGAAAGATATGTACCCTCGGTTGACATTACAGGGCAGCTTGTATAAGCTGTAGCTACACCCAATGGGAGGCTGCATTAGTGGCCTCCCTTACAACTCGGACATTCAATCACACCATATGCACTGTGATTGTGTGGCAGACAGGCTGCCAATAGCTCAAGCATCAACGCTTGGTGTCCGATGCATACAAATGTACGACAGGAGGATAGGATGAAGAGATATGTTTAAGACAGGAGATAAAGTGAGGCGATCCATCATCGGAAGGATGGCTGATGTGTGGCCTCAACATAAGGTGGGGTTTGAATGTACCGTTGGTGCGTATCGTGAGTGTGACACCACCAATGGATTTCGCAATGAGCTTGGTCAGTTCCATTTCACTGAAGAGTTTCAGCTTGTCACTCAGTTTAAGGTGGGTGATAGGGTGCGACGAACAGGGCGTACTCAAACCCACGTTACGAAAGGTGGTGAGTATGTGGTGCGTAGAGTGGATGGCGCCCATACTATGTACCTCGAAGGGTGCGAAGATGCTGGGTATATGCCTGAGTATTTCGAGCTTGTCGTTGCCGAGGGTGAGGTTAAGTATAAGGTGGGGCAAGAGCTTGAACATAAGTCCAATCCACAAGCCAGACTCATCATCAAAGAGGTGGTACTTGAGGATACGTCATGTGGCTTTGGTAGGATTAAGTTTACCAGTGGCTCTTGGCTTAGCTTCGAGCAAGCTGATAGAGGCTATCCTATTAAGGAAGCTGTTGTTCCTAAGACCAGAGAGCCGAGGGCTGGTGATGTATTCAAACCTGCATACATGAAGGGTGATAGCCATCTACATGGATACATCTACATATGTCAAGATGGTACGGCAATGTGGGTAGATAGACTGCTTGACTATGCCCCACAGTATGGGATATGGAAGGATAATAGTAGGCTTGGTGAGTATGTCACCCACCTACAAGGGTTTGACTGTAGTGATACAGACAATACAACTACATCAGAAGATGTAGAAATTAAGGAGGCATTACATATGTCAGAGTTCAAAAAGGGTGATCGGGTCTATCGTCTCGGCACTGGCTGGTCTAAGGCTGGTCATGGTGAAGAAGGTAGTGTGCTGGGAGTGAATGTAAGCGGTTCGCTTGTAGTACAGATGGACAACGGACACAAAACGCCGAACGGAAGCAGCAAGAAGTTCGCATTGGTAACACCACGCAACACAAACGTAACACAAGGAGGCACTATGCCATTCAAAATCAATATCAAATCACAGACTCTGGTAAACGGAACAGTAATCGACAAGAACACCACTGATGAGGCGTTCTACGGCTACATCAGCGATGCTGAAGCAGAAATTGCACGTCTTGAGAAGATGGTTAACAAGCCTGCTTCACTGACTGCCAAGATCGAGGCGCTTCAGTCTGGCATCGACGCACTGGTAACACTGTGCGACGAGCGTTCAGTAGCTTAGTCTACATTGCAGAGCAGGCCCCTGCGGGGGCTTGTTCGACAATGCATGCTTGCATTAGGAGGATAGGATGAATACAGAAGTAGTAGTGGGTAAGTTGGATGGTGCTGTTGCATCGTTGATTGATAAGGTGTTGGCTGGTGTTGACACAGGTGTTGGGTTTATGGAAGGGCAGCTTCCTGAGTATGTTATACAGTTATTGATGTGGCATGGTGTGTTTAATTTCCTCATGTGTATTGTTGCTTTTGTTGTACCATTCGTATTGTACAAGGTGACGATGTTCCTTGGGCAAAAGGATGAGAAGGATGAATGGAAGTACACTGATCCAGATGGTGATCCTACACCTGTGTTTGTCTTTGGATTCTTTGCGACATGTATCGGAGCTTTCACATTCTTCGTCAGCATCAATGTTGTATGGTTACAGATATGGATTGCACCAAAGGTATGGCTTGTTGAATATGCAGCCAACCTAATAAAGTAGGAGGATAAGATGAATGAGTTTAATATATATGAAATGGTTTTTACTGGCAGCCTTGGTCTTATGTTTATGGTCGTGGTTGGGCTTGCTATTAGCGGGGTTCTTAGTTGGGTTTGGAAGTGGGTTGATCGTGATGATACGTCTAAACCATCATGGTTGGTACAAAAATTCTTAGATATTACAGGGTGTGGTGATGATGATGTTGGTGGTGTGCTAGTTGCCACTGCTTTCTTTGTAGCGGTAGTGCCGCAACTAATAACCTTAGCTATCGTGTTCTACACTATCACACTACCTGTGCTTGTGTTCATTGCAGTTATGTACCTAGCTAGGTATGGTGTTGACCATACAAAGGTGTTCAAGAAGCATGTGAAGGATTTGGATGCACACAAGGAGACTCCTAATGAGTAGCCATACCGTTTGCTTTAAGAATTTGATGAGTTGTTTGATGCATAATTTGCCTGTTCTAACAGTGCTATCTATCATAACAGCCCTTGTTACTACAGGATATGGAGTATGCTACCTTCTGTTCGGAGACTTTACAGAGAGTGGAAGGTCAGTACCTCTTCCACTTGAGATAATAGTGTATGGGCTTGGTGGTGGTGTTGCTATGTGGGTATTAGGCTGGCTCATCTTCATAGTCTTGCCATACCTATGGGGAGAGCTGTGTGTTATTCCGAGGACAATCAGACAGTGCTTGAGTTGCAGGGGGTGAGGGTATGACAGGTCATAAGCCGTACACATTTGGGATGGAGCTGGAAATAAATCTAAGGCGGCGAGAGAAGGAAGGCTGGAAGGTGATGCCTTGGATGCGACCAAGCCATTGGGAAAGCAACAGAATATATGAGTACCAAACCATGCCTTGTGATGGGCGTGAGTTTCTTCGGAGAAGTTGCCTGTTAGGGCACATGCTTGGTTTTGAACATGCTCGTGGTGAGTATGATGAACGAGCTGAGAGCTTCCACTTACACATGGGTGCAAGACGGATACGTCCATCATACTTTAATCAAGGGCACGTAACAAAGGTGGAGGCTGCCAATGCCTTGAACGCCACCCCTATGCTGCTTGCAGCTCATCATCTATCCCGCACTGGTGTTAGGTTTAGGTCGAGACAGGATACATTCCTAACAGGGCAGGAACATACACATCTGGAGAATCGGTGCCTAGTCAATGGCATGATGGCTAACAATGGTAATGGTACGATGGAGCTACGTCTGAATGAGAATCCTGCTCCGCTTGTAGCAACCATGCTCTACCCAACTGTATTGGATGAGAGATTTCAAGCCAGTGTGAAGGGTATGAAGGAGAGGTATCATGGGGAAGGCTCACCCTCTGCTATAGCAGCAGATGTGCGTAGGATTATGGGTGACAAGATGATGCATGGTATGATGAGTGCAGCTAAGCAATACTGGAAGTTTGATTTGGTGAATGAGGTGCTGGATATGTTTGTTGAAGGGGCTGATAGTGTAGCTGTATGGGAACATGCTGACCTGTATTTCAAGAAGGGCAAACTCTACCCTCTGATGTTGAAGGAGGCTGGTATATAATATGTGCGGCTTCTTAATCTATCCAGAAAAGCCATCAAGGAACCTCCTCGCCAAGCATCTTGAACAGCAGAAGCATCGAGGAACTGATGGGTATGGGGCTATAGCTTTACAGCCTCCAACATCCAAGGGTGCAAGGCATGTCAAGGATTTAAACCATGATACATTCATGGACAGCTTCATGTATATGCCAAGACAGCCCACTATCATACACCATCGGAAAGCTAGCATCGGTGGCATCAAGGCCGAGCTTGTCCATCCTGTGTCTGACTCAGCTAACAAAGTTTTTGTTATGCATAATGGTACGAGGAAGGCATTGTCCGATATGTTCTGGGGACAATCAGATACCTGTGTAATAGCAGACTTCTGGAATATTGTTGGTGATGAGGCCATGTGGTGTATGCTTGAGAGGACAGGCGTGGTGTTTGTGTATGATGAAGGCAAGCTGTGGTTTCATAAGGACATAGGCCGCTCTCTCCACCTCTGTACTGAAGGTATTGCCAAGGGCATGTATGCCAGTGAGCCAATGGAAGAGGGAATGTGGGCAGCTATCGACTCGCATATCCTGACAGAATTGCCTCTCGATATGGCTGAATGGGACTTAGGGCATGATGATCCCGAAGGCTATCGTCGTAAGGTATGCACCTATCAAAATTGTGGCGAAGAATTTATAGGTTTGTCCACAACTGTACGCTGCTCCGATTGCAAAGGCAAAACCCAATACTCATGGCCCCCTGACTATACACAGGGACGTGCTAATGGTAAGGTACGTAAGTGGGTGGCAGGACAGGGTTGGGTAGGGGACTGTCACTGATGTCCTCCCCACTAAACCTACACTTAGGATGTGAGATAGAGTTCTGGGCTAACGAGGGCACAGCTTATCCCGCCCACCCTGAGTACTATCCAAACCAATGGGAAGTTAATGACTTCCATGTAATCAACCCAACACTGAATCAAAATCTTGAGCAGCTTTTTAATTGGGCAGATGAATTGAAAGAGCGCTCATCCCGTGGACGTATGGACTTCAAGGCTCCGAAGAATGGGAGTGGTGGGCCTGTATTCAATGGCATACACCTCCATCTACAGCTACGAGGAGGCAGCAAAAGAATAGACTATCGTATGGGTAGGGCTGCCAAGCATGCCATAGCTGCCAACCTAAGTAAGATTGTAATGGCTGACCTAATGCGATACTATGGCATGACATTCAGAGGCCTCACGTCCCATCACATACATGGTGGAGTGAGGGGCAGTGAGTATAGGTATAAGCAGAAGGATAGGTTCCAGCCTGTTGTGTACCATCAGGCGTTTGATACGTATGAGCTACGCTGCATCGAACCCGAGATGTTGTATGAAGAGAAGGGGAAGGCTGCTCTTAAGAGCCTCCTCTCCCGTGCTTACAATTTCCTGATGGGTAAGAATGTAGTGGTTAAACCCAAGTGGAGAGACATACTAACCAAGCTACACCAACTGCCCGGAGACTTCATCAACCACTCTCACATCGTTCAGTTCAAGGAGTATACTGAGTGGCTGCAACGTGAAGGGGTGGCTGTTATGTATGGGATTGAGATACGGGGTGGCTCTGGCTCCTATCTAGTGACGTACCAATGCTTCGACTTCCTTAAGCAGGAAACTGTGATAGAGGAGAGGCACTATGAGGGTGGGTTTAGGGATGATCGGAGGCCAGAGCCTCGCAGAAACATGACCCCTTTACAGGAACAAGTGGCACAGATGCGTAGAGCACACGCTTCACTAGAAGCAGCTCCCTCAACTATACCTCGTCGTCCACGACCAGTGTTTGTGTCGATGGATGGGAGTCAACAACCGATGGAAACTGTTGACCCACCGATAGGGATAACACCCATCCCCGAAGCCTTCGTAGAGATGGTGAATGCTCCCCAACCAAGGAGGCGGGACAGTAGGGGTAGGTTTGTGTCACCTCCTCCTCCTCCCGTCTTTAATATAAGTGCGGAGCAGATGGAGAGGGTACGTAACATGACATGGACTGTGCCATCAGATGTAACAACACCAACAACAGGAGACAGAAATGAGTGGTAGAGTAGCAGTGTATGGTACATTGAAGCGAGGCTTCCGTGCTAACGGAATGCTGAACAATGCATCCTTCATAGGAGTGGGGCTTACGTCCGTTAAGTATAGAATGACAGACGTTGGGTTCCCAATGATAGAGAGGGCAGACGAAGGCCATCCTATTCGTGTGGAAATCTACGATGAGCCTAACTGGAAGGTGTTGGACAGTTATGAAGGCGTCCCCCACTTGTACGAAAGGAATGTAATACAAATTGAATTAGAGGATGGAGTGACAACAGATGCTTATATTTATGAAGCTACTAAAATTAGTGGACGAGCTGTTCAACCAACCAACAACGTCCTCAACTGGAGAGGGTAGGGTAATGGTGCAGGGTGTGGATGTGTGGTGTACACTACGAGGTAAGAAGTATTGGACAACCATAACACTATGTGAGTCAAGCGACTGTCCCTTTAGGAGTATATGTGGGGAATACATACGCTTAGACAGGGCAATTAAAGAGCAAACTACTACTATAGTGGAAGGCATGACCAAGACTCTTGAAACCTCTGACAATGCTGCTGTAGTGAAGGCTAATGAAATAAAGTTTGATGAAGCTGTGTTTAATAATACAGACAAGGCAGAGCTATTCACTGACAATCAGATTAAAGAAGCGGAAGCCTACCTTGCAGATAGAGGGGCTGTTACTGCTAAGGGTGAGGTGGTGGAGGGTGCTACCGTTAGTAAGAACACATCCGTTGTCCCCTTCAAGAGTAAGAAGCAACGGAGGAAAGACAAGCGAAGGGCAACTCAAATAGCTAGAGAAAAAATTGAGGGTAAGCCTGTTGTTAAGCCGAAGGTTAAGGCTAAGCCTAAGAAGAAGCCTCGTCCTACTCATGCCCCTCAACGGAGAGGAAAAACTATTGGAGGTAGAGAATGAGATGCTTAGCATGCCCTGCTATAATGACAGGCGGGGAGATAGCGAGGAAGCAGAGGGATGGAAGCCCCGAAACTCTCTGTACTAAATGTTTGATTGCCGCTGGTGTGTTCAGTGGGCAAGAGGATGCCGACTTCATGGACTATATGGGAGGGGTGTATGAACCAGAAACCGACTGATCGGAAGAATACACTCCTTCACCACACAATAACTATGCTCACTGATAAGCTGGCTGAGAGGGATGCGGAGATTGTGAGGCTGAATCAGCAGCTTGTGGCAGCTACAGATAGAGAGCTAATGCTTAGGAAAAATTTGATGGTTTGTGCTAGAAGTGAAGGAGGCATGTGATATGAAAATAATAATCTGTTACAGTCTGTTGGTTCTTACAGCCACCATCGTATTCTACCCTACCCCACAGCCATCACTCAAGGCGGATATTAAACCAGAGATTATTGAATACCCATGCCTCACATGGGATGAGCATGTAAAGAAATACCCGCACATCCAGAAGTATGATTTGGTTAGTGCGATGTTTGAGAGGTGCGCGAGATGACAGACTATGAATTGATTAAAGAACTAGTAGATGAAAGAGACAGGCTCCAAAAAGAAAACGAAGAGCTTAAGAAAGCAATACGCTTGATGATGTCTGTCGCCAATGAGTAGGCTAGAGCAGGCTATGTCCACTAGTGAGATTCAAACCCTACTGAAGGCAGCTATGCAACTAGACTTAGGGGATAGCAGCCGTAGATGGGACTTCTTCAGTAATGACTACCCCCACCTAGTAGAGGCACTGGATAAGATACAGGCATTGGATGAGTAGTATTGTTGGGGACGAGCCTTGCCCCGAGTGCCGCAAGGATGGGCATGATCGGACAGGTAATCATTTAATTATCTTCGAGGATGGTGGGAAGCATTGTCCTAAATGTGGCTACACTACCCTCGCCAACGGCGAATCAAAGGAAGAGTTTATGAGTGGAGAATCAGCGGAGGCAATCGCCTCCTATGCCCCTTACGAGGGTGATCCTATACGTGGTATTGATAACACAATCCGTGCCCTCTACGGGGACAGGGTGGGTGTTGACGAGAGTTCTGGTGAGCCAGAGAGGGTATACTATCGGAAGGGTAAGGGCTGGAAGGTGAGGACACTCGATACCAAGGGCTTCTACTCCATTGGTAAGACCAAGGGCGTGACAGAATTGTATGGTATGGGTGTCGTCCGTTCCCAAACCCTCATCATATGTGGGGGAGAGGAGGATGCTAAGGCTGCACATCAGATGATGAGCTTCGCCATGCCTCATCGTACCCCATGCTGTGTGTCCCTTCCCGATGGTGAATCAAACTTCTCTGCTGTCAGCTCCAACCTTGATTGGGTACATAAGCACAAGCGTATCCTACTATGCCTTGACATGGACAGTGCTGGTCTAGCTGGTACTAACAAGCTGGCTGCTCTTATAGACAGAGAAGTTTTGGTGGTGCAGATGCCACACAAAGACCCTAATGATTGCTTGCTCTTAGGAGCAGAGGAAGAGTTCGTAAGGGCTGTTGTTGATGCCCGTCCCCACTCCCCCGGAGGTATAGTGAGGATTGAGGACATCATGGAGGAGGCCATGCTTCGCACTCAGTGGGGTGTGTCCTTCCCTTGGCCTTCCTTGACGAGAGCAACCTATGGCATGAGGTCTGGTGAACTCTACTTCATTGGAGCAGGTATTAAGTGCGGCAAGAGCGCATTCCTTGATGAGCTGGTGGCCCACCTGTTGAGCGTTGGAGAGAAGTGCTTCATCATTAAAGGAGAGGAGCAAGCCCCACTCACAGCTAGAAAATTGGCAGGGAAAATTGCAGGGAAGGTGTTTCACATCCCATCCATTGAGGTGGATGATGAGGAGGTGAGGGGCGCACTGGAAGCCATAGCTCCGCACGTAATCTTATACGACAGGGATAACTCACTAGATTGGGACGAAGTAAAGGCTGCTATCAGACATGCCGCCATAGTCGAGGGGTGTAAGTTTGTGTTCATCGACCCTCTCGTAACACTCACTGATGGCATGGAACCAAGCGAAGCTAACACATTCTTACAAAAATTCAGTCGTGAGTTGGCACAGATGTCAGTAGACCTCGGCTTCTGTGGCTTCTGCTTCACCCATCTAAACAACCCAAGGACAGGCCCAGAACATAACAGGGGTGGCAGGGTGTTGAGTAGCCAGTTCACTGGTAGTAGGGCAATGGGCAGGGCATGCCATTACATGATTGGATTGGAGAGGGATAAGTCTCCTGAGCTTGATGAGGTGGAGCTGAATACCACTAAGCTCGTGCTGCTAGAGGACAGGGTGAATGGGAATAGCATTGCCTTTGACATATTCTACAACAAAGAGAACGGAACATACTTAGAACCTGATACCGACTATTGACAATTCTTCCCTTATGTGGTAGAATATTAATCAGAGGTATATAATGATTTGTTCTAGGTGTAAGAGTGATAAGGATAAGGAAGAGTTCCATAAGGATAGGAGTAAGGCGAGTGGCTTCTATCCCTACTGTAAAGAGTGTCGAAGTAAGGACAGTGCATCCTATTATGATAGGAACAGGGAGAAGGTGCTGGCTAAGACTAAAGCATACTACGAGGCTAACACTGAGGTACATAACGCAAGAACTAGGGCGTACTACAAGGTGAATAGTGAGGCTCTTAAGGCTGGCATCAAGCTGAAGCAACAAGAGTACAGGAAATTTTGGAGGGGTGTGATAAAAGAGGAGCTTGGCTTCTATTGCTCCAGTTGTGGGTATCACAAGTGTGCATCTGCACTAGACGTACACCATACCGAGCCAGATAAGAAGACGTTCTCCCCCGCCTACTTCATGGTACACATGGCACCATTAGAACAGAACATAAAGGTGTTTATAGAAGAGCTGAGTACATGCATCATACTCTGCTCCAACTGTCACAGGGAACTGCATGCAAATGAGGAGAGACTATGACTGACGAGATATGGATTCAGAAAGATGGCACACCCATAGCAGTGGAGGATATGTCGGAGGGACATGTGCGTAACACACTGCGTATGATTATACGAGAGGGTATGCCCCACCGTAAGAATGGTATGTGGGTAGTCGATGATATGGATGACTTCCTCCACATGGATTGACAACCAACTGAACTAATGATAGTATAGGAGAAGATATGAGTAAGACATTTGTATTAGCAGACACTCACTTCTGCCATAAAAATATCCATAAGTTTAGGAGGATGGCAGATGGGACTCCCTTCACCTCCGCTGAGCAGCATGATGAGTTCCTTATGGATATGTGGAATACTTACATCCCCGGAGGGAGTACAGTTTATGTACTAGGGGATGCTGCATTCAATGAAGCAGGGCTTATGAAGTTTAAGAAGTTACATGGTAATAAGTTTTGTATCCAAGGCAATCATGACCCTGCTATGCAAACCCTAGCAAAGTATTTCCATTGGGTAGGGGCGATGAAGTCGAAGTCTATTGATGGAGTTCATATCCTTATGACACACATCCCTATCCACCTATCTCAGATGGAAAGGTGGCACTTGAATATACATGGACATACTCATATGCAGCAAGTAGATAGTCCGCACCATTTTAACGTCAGTATTGAGGCAACTAATTATATACCAATGACCATTGATAGTGTCATTGAAGAAGCGACAAAGAATGTATGGTTTAGGAGAAAGGAGGATGAGTGAGATTTAGCACAGACCGATTATTATTTTTTGACATCGAGGCTAACGGCCTCACACCTGACACTGTATGGTGCATCAACATCAACGGAGTTGATTACTCAGGCCATACACTCTACCAAGCAATACGTATCCTCTCTGGTTCGGAGTCCACACTCGTTGGACACAACATATTGGGATACGATCTGCCAGTTCTGGCAAAGCTTTACGGATTGGAATACAATGTAGACAACTGTTATGATACAGCTATTATGTCACGCCTCTTGCGTCCTGATAGGAAGGGGCATGGTAAGCCTCACTCCCTAGAAGAATGGGGCGGACGTGTTGGCATAGCTAAGCTCCCCGACTTAGACTGGATGGTTTGGGATGAAGGCATGTCAGACCGCTGTGCTGTTGACGTAGAGATAACTAAGGCTGTCTATTACACCCTCCGAAGAGAACAATCGGGGCATGACTGGACGTTCTCAGCATGGATAGAGCATTGGATAGCACACTATCATTCACGTCAAGAGTCTAATGGCGTAGCCTTCAATCGTGAGGCAGCTATTCTATTAGCTGATGAAATCCAAGAGAGAGCTGACACTGTCATTGCCGCTCTTAAGAGCAGGATGCCTTGGATCAATGAGAACAGGCCACGTATTAAAGCAGGAAAATCTTGGTGTCCTAACCCAACGAAAGCATTCAACAAGGATGGGAGCGTTCCATCTGCTGTAATGAATTGGATGGGAGAGAGGGTAGGTGGTAGCTACACGAAGGTGGAGTTTAAGGAGCCGAACCCCAACTCTGATCCGCAGCTTAAAGCCCTGCTTCACAGCTTAGGCTGGACACCTGATGAGTGGAACTACGTGAAGGATGCGAGTGGTAAGCCCAAGCGTCCTCTCCAAATCAGCAGCCCCAAAATATCTAAGAGCAGCCTGCTCCCATTAGGTGAGACAGGGGAGCTAGTCAGACAGAGGGGCATGCTACAGCATCGGCTTAGTCTACTACGCAATCGCACCGACCCCACCAAGGGGCTGGTCAACAACGTGAGAGCTGATGGGAGAGTAGTGGCGGGAGGCATACCAATGGGGACACCCACTGGACGTTACACCCACTACGGAGTGGTGAACATACCGAAGGCCAACGACCCAACTAAGGAGTACGGAACAGAGATACGTTCTCTATTCTGTGCAGCTGATGGGCGTGAGCTGGCTGGTTCTGATGCAGACAAGCTGGAAGCTAACATGGAAGCGCACTATACATTCCCATTCGACAAGGGTGTGTATGCAGCTGAACTAATCGAAGGCGACGTGCATCAGAAGAACGCTGACATCTGGAAGGTGACACGAACCATAGCAAAGAACGGAAAGTATTGTCTGAGCTACGGAGGTCAAGCACCCAAGCTAGCTAACACGCTGGGGCTGCCACCAAAATTAGGACAGAAATATTTTGATATGTTCTGGGATGGGAACTACGCACTCAAACAATTGAAACTGTCAGTGGAGAGAGCACTCGCCAAAGGCCACCTAAAGGGATTGGATGGAAGGAAGCTATACATACGCTCCAAGCACTCAGCCCTCAACCTGTTGTTCCAGAGTGCAGGCTCTATCACAGTGAAGCTCGCCACCATATACATGAACCAAGCCCTTGATGAGGCTGGCTATACATGGTGGCAGGTGATTCATATGCATGATGAGTTCTTGAATGAGTTTGAAATTGGACAGGACAAGGAAGCCATTGATGCTATCGTCAGTGAGTGTTGGCAGCGTGCAGGGACTACCCTTAACATAAACGTACCAATCACTGGTGAGACACAATGGGGCAGTACATGGGCTGACTGCCATTGACAACAGCCCATAAGTGTGGTATACTATTACTAAGGAACAAGGAGAATGAATGACATTAAAACGAAGAAGTGAACATCGTGAGGATACAGGTGATTATGAGAAGCTCGCCAATGGTGAGTATGAGGGGCGTCTTGTCTACGTAGCTGATCTGGGATTGCAGAAGCGCGAATATAAAGGCGAAGTTAAAAGCCCAGCTCAGCAAATCAGCTTGGGTATTGAAATCTTAGGCCAGCCTGTACAAATTGACGGAGAAGATAAGCCCCGCGTACTGTGGGTTAATCCGTTCAATGTATTCCATGAGCTGAATGCCAAGGGTAAGGAGATGATGGTGTACAAAATCTTCGATGCTAAATGCCAAGAAGGACAAGTGGCAGATTGGGACAGTGTGCTCGGCATGCCATGTAATGTGGCAGTGGGTAAACGGACGAGTAAGGACGGCAAGAATGAGTATGATAACATTGATGCCCTCACTCCCATCCCTAAGAAGTACCAAGGGAACGTAGCACAGTCGGAGATAGAGCCATGTATAGGAGATGCAGATGATGATACTAACCCCTGTACTATGGCGTTGTTTGGACTGGCTAAGTTTGTCTTTGAGAAACGTATCGAAGAGGACGCTCCCTATTAGCAAGAGGCTGTCCACCCTAGAGGTGGATGAAGAGACAGGTGTGTTGACACTGACGCTGCCTGACTACGAGGAGAATGAGTTTGTCACAACTCCCTCACTACTCTTCATGACCATAGCCGACAAGATTACTAATGACCCCGAGTGGGTACAAGCGTTAATACATTCTGCTGAACAGCAAATGATTCCGCCCACCGTTCATTAGTAGCACCAGCTTGGTTGAGGATCGTGGATACATGGTCGCCAAGAGCCTGCGGATAGCGTACCAGCCTATTGACTACGGTCTTTGGGATGCTTATCGTGGCAGGCATTCTAATAACAAATCAAGGAGAACAATATGTTTACAAGAAAGAAAACAATCGACAGCGTTCTCGCTGTTGCACGTACAGTTGTCGCTGATCTGGATACACTGGCACTAGAGCATAAGGAAATTGCATCTTCACATGCAGATGAAATCCTGCACTTGCAGAATCAAGTAGACGAACACGTTGTTGAAGCTGAACGTGCCACTACCCTCGCTAAGAAGTGGTCTGAACTTGTCTGAGTATGTAGCAGAGGCAGGCCATTGGTATGGTAAGGATGGTAAGCCTGCCTATACACAGATCACGGCAAGCGGAAAGAATAAGGGAAACGAGCGTCCGACTACAATCAGAGACGCACGTAAGCTATCCCTTCTCCCGTCTGTCACCACCATCTGTAGCATACTGGACAAGCCTGCACTAACACATTGGAAAATAAAGCACGCTCTTAAGAGCAAGATGTGGGAAGTTTATCAGTGGGTGGTAAGTAGCCGTTGTCCTCAGCTAGCCCCTGCATTCAAGATGATGTTCAAGATTGAGCAGCCGTCTGATGCTGACGCGGCTAAGCGTGGGTCGGAGATACATGCCGCACTTGAACGCTACCTACAGGGTGGAGGATTCGACACTGAGTTCCAGCCCTACATCCGCATCCTACAATTCGTACTGGATGATTTGGAAATCAACCTGACGGATGAAATGCATCCTGAGCGTAGCTTCGCATCAGAGCTAGGGTATGGCGGAGCAGTTGATCTGCCTGTCTACGTTGGCGATGGCATCATCATAGATTTCAAGACGAAGGACATGGATGCTGACAAGGCAGCTAAGGGGTTGGTGTATGATGAGCACATCACACAGCTAGCCGCCTATCGTATGGGACTAGGCCTACCGAAAGCCCGCTTGATAAATTTGTTCCTCTCACGTGACAATCCAAATGTGTATGCATTACATGAGTGGAGTGAGGAGGATGCACAGTGGGGAGAGAAGATGTTCCTGTCCACATTCAATACATGGAAGCTAATGAAGAGGTATGAACCTAATGGGGCGTAAGACCCCACCCTGCCCAGAGTATGATGCGTGGACAACTGCCCGCTATTGGCAGTTTATACGCTCAGCTCTGCGTAAGGCATGGATGAAGTGGCCTCCTAAATTCCAGCTGCTCAAGGAGAATAGGCGGGACGTGAAGGGCAGGAGGCACAAGTTTGAGTACCAGTGTGCTGAATGCAAGAGGTGGTGGATGCAGAAGGAAATAGCTGTCGACCACATCGAACCAGCGGGGGCATTGAATTGCCACGAAGACTTAGCAGGATTTGTCAAGCGGCTGTTCGTTGGAACTGACAGGCTACAGCTCCTATGCAAGCGATGCCACAGTGTGAAGACGAAGGAGGAACGTAATGGATAATGATTGTCCTGAAGTATGGCCCGATGAAGGGTGTGTTATGCCTAAGCATCTCGTCAAGTGTGATGAAGGACGTAAGGATGATGGAGGCAAGCTGCCCTACCACCTGCTCCCCTCTGATGCTATAGAGGAAATTCTGAAGGTGTTAGCCTTTGGTGCTAACAAGTATGAGGAACGTAATTGGGAACAGGGCATGGCATGGAGCCGTGTGTTTGGAGCACTGATGCGCCACTCATGGGCTTGGTTTAGAGGGCAGGACAAGGATGAGGAGACAGGGCTGAGCCACATGGCACACGCTGGCTGTTGCATTCTGTTCCTGTTGAGCTATGAGCTACGTAAAGTAGGGGAGGACGACCGTCCATGATTGAGATTATTCTATTGATGGTGGTGTCCTTCGTACAGAACATGGCCTTCACATGGGTTAGTCGGAGCAGGAACTCCGGCGACCCTGCCTACCATCGCTATGCAGCCTACTGTAGTAACAGCATATGGTTTGCAGCTAACGTATTGATATGGCATCAGGTGTGGACAGCCCTAGAGACAGGCAACTGGTGGCACCTAGTGATAGCAGGCGTAGCCTACACCATATCTACAGCAGAAGGGAGCGTGTTTATGATGAAGAAGCTGCTGAAGAAAGAAGAGGGCAAGCGTAAGGTGGGGGCGTACTAATGGCCTCCCACTTCTTTATGCCTGATACACAGGTGAGGCCGGGAGTCCCGACCAACCATCTGATAGCAGCAGCCAACTACATCATTGACAAGAAGCCTGATGTTATCATACATGGGGGAGATCATTGGGATTTCCCCTCCCTCTCCTCATACGAGAAGAAGGGCAGTGCTTTCTTCGAGGATGCTTCGCTAGCTGAGGACATACAAGCAGGCAACGATGCAATGGAGCTGTTCGATGGCGTGCTAGCTGCACACAATGACAGGCAGCGGCGTTACAAGAAGCGCATCTACACCCCAAGGAAAGTTTTCCTTATGGGGAATCATGAGAACAGAATGCAACGCTTGATTGATTCCGATCCTGTCCTGTACAGGGGAGTGATAGGCTACCATCAGCTGTCTCTTGATGGGTGGGAAGTGATTCCGTTCCTTGAGATGGAGAAGATTGATGGTGTTCAGTACAGCCACTACTTCTATAATCCTAACACAGGCCGCCCCTATGGTGGGGTGATGAGTACGAGGATTAAGAACGTAGGCTTCTCCTTCACAATGGGGCATCAACAGGGCAAGGATATGGCAGAACGTAGGCTAGCAGATGGCACCACTGTACGTGGGCTTGTAGCTGGCAGCTTCTACCAACACGACGAAGACTATCGTGGGCCACAGGGCAACGTAGCCCACTGGCGTGGCTGTATTTACAAGACGGAAGTAGCTGACGGGGACTACTGTATGATGGAACTCTCCTTGGACTATCTGATGAGGAGGTGGTTGTGACATACTGCCCTTTCTATCAACAGTGTGCCTACATCGTTTGTCATCGCATTCTGACAGCAGATGTGGAGCAACGTATGCTACAGGGGGAGCAGATTGCTATATTTGTAGCCCCTCCTGTGTGTCACTCTCATTGGGTAGACCGACAGGACTTACCTGATGAGTGAGGAAGACAAAGAATTCCTACGTAATCAGCTAGAAACATTCAACACACAGCAGGAGGTTTGTGACTTGTTAGGTATATCAGTAGAGAAGCTGCTGCGTACCTTCGATGAAGAACTACAGGAGTATGCATGCTTGAGGCAATGATGGCATCCATACTGGACATGATAGCCAAGGGCAAGCCCTTGACGGAACGGCAACAACGCATTTATAATGCATATAAGGAGGCAATGAGTGGGAGCAGGAAATGAAAATCAGAAGGCTACAACCCCTGAGTATGGGGAGGGACATGATGCAGTGTTTGGGCTTGACTGTCCCTATTGTGACAATGAGGGATGGTATGTCGTTACGGATATGCATGGAGAAATGGAGCAGGAGCAGTGTCAATGGTGTAATGTAGAGCCGAACTCTAAATTCAATAAGCGTAGGCAGTTGGAGCTGGATGTATGAATAGATCAACACGTCTAACGGATGAGTTCGAGAAGGCAGCTAGACCATTGATGGAATATCTGGCTAAGAATTATCATCCACATGTAACGGTGTTAGTTGATAGCGTACATGCTGAGCTTGTTGAAGGGCTTGCAACATTCCGTACAGAGGACTATATCGAATGACATACGGCCCAACTCTCCCTTATAGTAGGGAGCTGCATGCACAGAAGTATAGAGGTGAGAATGAAACATTTGAAGAAGGGTGTACACGATTTGCTAGTGCCCTCAAGGACAACGACTCCCACTTCCGAGAGCTGCGAGACGTCCTCCTTAACATGCGATTCATGGGAGGAGGACGCACACAAGCGGCGATTGGCGCACCACGTAGGGTCACAGCATTTAATTGCTTTGCTAGCGGAACAATCGAAGACAGCTTCGACTCTATCATGGACAAAGTTAAGGAAGGGGGGCAGACCATGCGCCTCGGAGGAGGAATAGGGTATGACTTTAGTACACTTCGCCCTGCTGGCGATCTTATCGTTTCTTTGGATTCGAGTTCTAGTGGCCCTCTCTCATTCATGCGTATATATGATGAGCTATGTGGCACTGTCAGTAGCAGTGGTCATAGGCGTGGTGCTCAAATGGGTATACTACGTGTCGATCATCCCGACATAGAGGAGTTCATACGTGTCAAACAAAACACCACCAACCTTACACAATTTAACCTTTCCATTGCGATCACTGATGAGTTCATGCACGCAAAAGCAGCAGGAGAAATGTTCGACCTGCGCTTCAATGGCAGAGTGTATAAGCAAGTTGATGCACGACTACTATGGGAAGAAATCATGCGCTCCACATGGGATTGGGCAGAACCCGGAGTGTTGTTCATCGACACCATCAACCGATTCAACAACCTCTACTACTGCGAGGACATAGCTGCCACAAATCCATGCGGAGAACAGCCACTTCCTCCATATGGTGCATGTCTGCTTGGCAGCTTCAATCTTGTTAAGTATATTGTTCCTGTCTTCGATGATGAGGACACCATAGTTAGCTATGAGTTTGACTATGCACAGCTCAAGCTGGACATACCCCATGTAGTGAGAGCTATGGACAACATACACGACACCACTGTGTTTCCCTTGCCTGAACAGGAAGCTGAAAGCAAGGACAAGAGGCGTATGGGACTAGGTATTACAGGGCTTGCTAACGCAGGAGAAATTCTTGGACATGCCTATGGCAGTGAGAACTTCTTACAATGGACTGAAGGGGTACTGGAGGTACTGAGAGATGATGTATATGAAGCGAGCATTGAGCTGGCTAGAGAGAAGGGAGCGTTTCCTATGTTTGATGCTGAGCAATATGTTAGATCAGCTTTCATTCAAACTCTACCAGCACATATCATTGACAGGATTGGTGAGTACGGTATTCGAAACTCTCATCTACTATCCTTTGCGCCTACTGGTACTATCAGTCTATGTGCTGACAATGTCAGTGGTGGTATTGAGCCTGTTTTTGCACACAGCTTTGAAAGGACAATACAAACGCCTAATGGGGAGAGGATAGAGCATGTCAAAGACTACGCCTATCGCTTCTATGGTGTTGAAGGACGCAAAGCAACGGAGCTGGGAGCGGAGGAACACCTTGCTGTCCTCGCCCTATGTACGAGATTTGTGGACTCAGCTTGTAGTAAGACAGTTAACGTCGACCCCAAGATGGCTTGGGAAGAATTTACAGGGGTCTATGACAGGGCATGGGAGCTTAAGTGCAAAGGAATAACTACATTTAATCCTAGTGGCAAAAGGTTTGGCATCCTGAATGAGAGAGAAGAAGAGGCAGGCGAAGCCTGTTACATATCGGCTGAGACAGGCCAGAAGGAGTGCAGCTAATGGAACATAAGACAGAGATAACAACCACTCAAACTTTTGATGAGGGACTGGTATCAGCTACTATTATGAATAACATGTTCTCATCTCTAACTGTAGATGAGAGGGAAATGACAGGAATATACTATACTCAGAGGAGCCGTTTATATTTTAATAATATTGAAGATGTTAAGGGGCTTATCAAATCCCTCTGTGCAGTAGTAAATAAAGTGGAAGGAGAATTACATGGAAAGGATTGATATGGAAGGCTTGATTGATGAGCTGAGACGAATAGAGAGGTTGATTGACACCTCCACTACAGATGAGGGGCGTGTCTTTATGTACATGCGGCTTGTTAATTGTGCTCAGCTGTTAGGACAAGAGGCAGGACAGGCAGTTCAAGACCTGTCCGGCAAGTGTATTGATAGGCTTGACCCTGTGATTAAGGGCGTTGAGTAGACAAACCCGCATACTCATTCGTCTCCCTGTATTCAACACCAACGTGGTGGTGTACTATGGGGGGACGACGAAGGGTATGAGCAAGGCCCATCGTGAAGTGTTTGATAGTACGGATAGTTTTGCAGGTGCATGTGCTTTCCGTGACGACAAGCTTCCTTACTCCTGTTTAATATACACGAAGGAGAGGAAGATGTCTGTCCTTGCACACGAAGCTATACACGCTTCAAACTATATCCTTGAAGCTATTGGGCACATGCCTAGCCAGATCAATGACGAGGTGCATGCCTACATAGTACAGTATATATGTGAAGAGGTTGAGAAGAAAGTCTAAAGAGGTGGGGCGACTTCGGTTGCCCCTTCTTTTTGTCCCGCTACGCCTACCCCTATCACTGGTGCAGCTCCATACCACGTAGGTATTTCCTTTTTGAAGCGTGTCTTCGCTTTCCTCACTTTCAATCCAGCAAACAAGTCATCAAACAATGGTTCCAACACTTTCATCTCATCAGCATACGGGTAGGATACACCACGAGACAGCATAGCAGGCTCACCAACACTGGTAGCCTCCTTCACTTCCATGTATTGCTCAAATGCCCTACTCATCATCTCCCAATTCCTGTTAACATAGTCACCACTATCATCTTCGATACGGGCAGCCATGTTAGGCCTGCCTCCACGTACATCAGGAGTGATGATAGCTAGGCGCAGTCTGTCCCACACCTCAAATAGTTCAGGACGCATACCTGACAGCTTAGCTGCATCAGATGAAGCCATCCTGCTCTGTTCTATAATGTCCTCTCTGCTCCTAAGAGCACTCACTTGCCCCGATTTGAGGTCGTATTTGTAGCTATCACTGAAATGGGTGAGCATGTAGTCATCCAGTGCATGAAACCACTCATGCTGCACTGTACGTATTTTCTCAAAGTAGTCAGAGGTTCCTTCTGGCCCAGTACGGCGAAGGAATATAGTGGGGTTGTCCCCCATTGACGTATTACCAAACATCCCACGTGTCATTACCTTCACAGGAGCCCCCACCGCTTCCTTAGTGAGAGGACGAACAGATAGTCGCCCACGTAGAGAGAGCACACTACGAGGTGTGCCCTTAGCCAATGGAAGAAACTTATACAGCTGGTCGAGTGCCTCAGTATATACCCGTAGGGAGTTACCACTCACTTGTGGATCGACAGCATCAAAACCTACGTCATCTTTCAGATAGTCAACGAAGGGCTGGTCAGCTTCAGTATGCTTTCCAGCGTCAGGTACGTAGTCGATAGGGCTAGTATCAATTATCTCACTCTCTTTCAAATCATCGAGGGATAGGGCACCTATGTCCTGCTTGATAGGAGCCTGCTCTACCATCTCTACTGCCTCATCAGCAGCCTTCAGCGTACTGACGTCCAGTGTTCCTAGTGAGGGGGGTGGGGCTTTCGTAGTTAGCTTCGCAACCTTAGCCAGTGCGCCTATAACTGCCATTACAGCTGCCTCACATACACTACCCTACCTGCTGAGCTACTCTTAACATAAACCTTATCCCCAAACACCAACTCCTTAGCCGTACCATACTTGCCCTGCTTACTCTCGAAGTTATTAGTGGAGTAGGCAGTTTCGTTGATGATGAGTGGATCGCCATTAGGCAGATAGATGTTGTCTGCTAAGCCTGAGCCTACCAGTACGTCTACATTATTCTGCTGCACTGCATCTGTACCACGTCCAATATCGAATACACCCTTCTCGATGTTCCTATAATCTGCCCATCCCTTCTGGATATCACTTCCACGCTCTATCACATCACGCTTAGCAATCCTAACAGCCTCTGGATCGACATCTTTCGCCACCTCTGGGTCAAGGTGAAAGGATGTACTTAGGCCCATAGTAACAGGATCATAGACGATGCGCATAGCGTCTGCATTAACGAGAGGAACTTGCCAAGGCTTGCCCTTCTCGAGATTGATGAGCATAGGCCCAACAGGTGTGGACATTGAAGCCTTCACATCCCTAGTGAAACGGACAAGAGCTGCTGTCTGATACTGATGGATATTTCCCCGCATCTTAATTCCCCCATCAGGCAACTCGTTCAGCCTATTGATGAATCCAGTGCTGAAGTCTGGATTGGACATAGCGGCAGCCAATTCCTTATACTCCCTAGTATTTCGAGGAGTGTTGAGTAATTGGATATAGCTGTCAAATATCTTAGGCTTATCAGCCTCAGCCACTTGCTTGAATAGAGCAGGGGTTCCACCAATATGGGTAATGATAGCAGATTCGGCTCCTATATCATTGTCACTCTGTCCTACACCAGCCTTACCCTTAATAATAGAGTCATACCACTTACCTTCTGTCTCAGAGGAATCTCCACTACGATTGGTGGCATTCTTTAAGAAGCCTCTCTTTGTTAATAGATTCTTGAGGACAGTTTGTTTAAGCAGCTCACCAGCTGTACCACCTATCTCAATCCTACCTCCACCGATATGCCATAAGGCCTCAGCAGCAGGATCAGCAAGGAACATTTCTCTACGCACATTGGCATCATTAACTGCACCCAGATTTTGGAGCTTCTTAAAGCTGTCCTTATCCTGTAGTGCTGTCTCGTACCTATTCAAGCTGGCTAACATAGTGGATGTAGCTGCATTAACAGAAGCAGGCTTAGCCCCCGTCTGTATTGCGAGTGCATTCATCTGTGCAATGTATGTAGCTTTGAAATTCAGGATGTCTTGGAGCATTACTTCACGTTCACCACTACCCCACCATACATTTATCTGCTCCATATTAGTGATAGTGCCAACCTTATCCATCTTAGCATAAGGGATAGCCTGACTATACTTAACAAGCACTGCACCCACACCATCAGCAGAGGCTGCGTTATATTCAGCAGCTGATACGTTGAAGGAAGTTTCCATAGCAGCCTTATTGCCTGTAGCTTGGGATGCCCTGATAGCCGCAGTTTCCTTAAGTAGCTCTAAATTAGCCTTAGTACGTAGTACAAGCATACCAGCCTGACGGTGTGCAGGAATAGAAGGATCATATCCCAGCTTAGTAAGAGTCTTATTGACTTCCATCTCCTGACTAAACTCTGCTGCCTGTCTCTGTAGCGCACTCTTAATCAGCAGCCCACCGGGATCATAGCCCAGCTTATCAATAGCAGCCTTCTTAATATCCTGCTCCCATCCGGGGGCAATGCTGCTTACTTTCTTAATAGCAGCCTGTGCATTCAGGAGGGCCAATTCGGGAGAACTGCCCTGAGCAAGAGCATCCATACTTATGCCAAAATCTTCCAGTATCTTATCCCGCTGTCTTGCAATGCCACCAGACGGAGTATCTGTAAGGAAATCCTTCGCGCCCGACTGGGCATCTTCAACATCAGACTCCACCTTCATCTGTAAGAAGCTCTTACCAGCAGATTCAGCTAGTGCCCCCACCTTAGCGATGGTTTGTGCAGTAGAGGTGTCCTGCTTTCTAGTAGCTCCGCCACTATGGATAGGAGAGATATCAGTTGGACTCTCTACCCCTGATACGTCACCTGCAAATATGTTTCCTGCCATTATTCAATTCCCTCTCTCAGTTGTTCTTCATTATCTAAGAAGCGATTAGCTATTACTCTGTTATCGTTCGTCAGAATGGAGCTGCCACGTACATGCGCTCTCGCACTGTTAATATCTGACACTCCCACATATCCTTTCAGGAAGTTCTTAATCCACATATCCTCAGAACTGGCTGTAGCAAGGTTCCACTGCTTGATGGCCTCACGCCTAGCAATCTCTTTAGCCACTGGCTCCATATTATGGAACACAACACGCTCTGTCTCTGCAATACGTTGTGCCATATCAACAGTGATGTTTTCTCCTGCTCTTAGGAATTCCTCATTGAGCCTACGAGCATACATCCGTCCCACTTCCTTGGCTTCCTTACGTAGCTCAGTTTCTGTAGTGCGGCTCCTCCACATTTCAATAGTCTTTCTGTCTTGGAAGCCTGTCATCATCTGAACGAGGGCTTCACCCGGAGTTACGGCTGCCTCATTCTTGTATGTCTTCCGGCTCAGAGAGTAGCCGTAGTCCCTTGCCCACCTACCCCGTGTTGCTTGGTCGTAGAACGGCAGGATGGTAGCAGCTGTATGAAGGATGCGATAAGCATCTTCCTCTGTATCCATACTATTCTCGCTAAACAGTTCATATAGCAGTTTCCCTGTCTGCCCCACCCTTGATAGGGCATAGTAGGACACACCAGTAGAGGTTTCCAATAAACTCTTATCACCAGCCATCCCAAGGACAGCCTGTGCTATCATATTCGTACCAGTTAGAGGGGACATACTTTCAGAGAAAGCCACTTGACTCTCCCTGCCCTTAATATCTGTCTCTCCTGTCATAAGGTCGAGGCCATGATTGAGGGCAGCATCAGCAAAGCCATGCTCTACCACTGCTCTCACCTCATCAGGAATCTCTCCACCAAAACTCTTCTCAGCCTCATCCCAGAGGGCCTCACCAATCAACCCATATCCACTAAATCCCCACATAGCAAACAGGCCCATAGCCATCTTGGCTTTTTGAGCTTTACTGAATTCCTCACTGATAGTAAGGGCAGCAACTGCCTTAAGCTGGAATGCCCAGAACTGTGTAGCTGTAGAGAGTACGCCCCTCTGCATCTTAAAGCTGCCTGCCTTTGTAGCATTGAGAGTCCAAGCTCTAGCCTGTGCTCCCCATCCAGCATATATATCTCTATTCCCTACCCACTTCTTATTAGGATTAGCCTTCTTCCATGAATTGTGTACCATCAGCCAACTGATAGTCAGGTTCTCAAGCTCGCCTGCATTGAAGCCCACTGCCTGCATAGCCTTGAATGGAGCCTTAATCATATTACCAGCAATACGTTTAGATTTGCCCCACCCACTCTCAGCAGCTGCATGCCTCCAATCGTAGGCTGCATGTTGAATCATAGCATGCTTGCTGAGACTGTGTGGTATGCCAGAGGCTAGGTAGGCCTCACGTAGTGCTACAAACTCTTCTCTGCTCATCCCAGCCACCTTAGCGGCAGCACTCAATACTCTTGGAGAGTCTGTTACAAGGCTACTAATCATAGCTTGCCCCTGAACCATACTCTTAAGAGCGATAGCAGGGTGCATACCAGCCAACATAGCAAACTGAGATGCCTGAAGCACAAACTGCTTAGCCATATTAGCTGCAATAAACAGAGCGAATGTAGTGGAGCGTAGGGACTGTCCCACACTGGTATCCACTTGTCCCAATACCCAGTTGGAGCCACCATGATAGCCCTTGTCATCCATCCACTTAGCAAACTGTACCAGTTTAGCCCTAGTAAATTGCTCGTTAGGATCGGCTACGTGCTTGAGTAGCTCAACGTAGTCAAAGGCTTCCTTAGCTTCAGCCGAGGAGTTAGTTTTCAGTGCTCCATTCTGGTCGAGTTGGTCGGCATAGGCCTGCTTGAAGCGTGTCTCCATTGCCATGATGTGTGCATCGTGTGTCATCACCTGTGATGCACGTCGATATGAGTTTTGAATGGCCTGTATAGGGTCGTCGATGTGGGCTAGGTCTTGGTTGTCCAACCCTGTAAGGTGCTCACCACGCTTAGAGGTGAACATCCGTCCCTGATTTCTTAGTATTTCTAATTCAGCCTCACTCCCACTAAATCCCTTCTTCAAATCGAATGTGATTTCGATAGAGGCTTCACCCCTATCTACCAATGCCTGAATATCAGCTGGAAGAACGAAGCCATCTGCCTCATCCTTACGCCCAAAGGCAGCAATAGCCTTACTGTAAGCATTAGTATCAGTGTGCTTAATAACCTGCCCATCTCTCGATACAGTTTGTTTCAAACGGACGAAGTAATTCTCCTGATATGTACGAGGAAAGTGGCCTTCCCTATAATGAATCACTTGTTCAGGGACATCCTTATTCTTTGTCCTACTACTAACCATTACGTAGTCAATGAGCTTGCTCCCCTCACGATGAGGGTCTCTTAACCTAGCTATCTTGCCACCAGCAGCATAGAACTCTTCCATCTCTGCCTTAGTCATAGTGCGAGTAGCACCAGTTTCCATGTCCAATATACCGCCACGTACATCCATCTCTGTTGGCACTCTATCTAATGGACGACCCATAATAGAGAACCTGCCCTGTTGGAAGTGCCTCTGCCCTTCATGTACGAGCCTAGTGCGGAAGGTGGAGTTGGTATGGGAGTATACAAGGTCGGCTGCACTACGAGCTGCGTAGTATGCATGTACCTCACTATCCTTAATCTCTGGATAGCGCATCATTATCTCATCATATGTAAATGTCTTGCCAATACTCTTATCATCATTGACAAAGCGGCTGCCTTCATCCAGCATCTGGACTACACGGCTCTTTCCTTCCTCATTCAGCTTAACAAAGGGTTTGATAATATCCTTATACTGTTTCTCTAGGTAGTTGGAGGTATCCTCTGCAATATTAGTGGCGTTATTGATCCATCTTTTGAATCGGTTGCCATTATCAAGTGTCCAACTCGTGATCTTACCACTTCCTGCCCATAGAGTATCACGGAAGAAGCCCCTATCTCCAAGGATAGCAGCATCAACATCCTTCTTTGGATTGTAGGTGTGTTCACGTTCATAACGGATATAGAATTGCCCATCTTTAATAGGCCCACCCACTTCTTTGAGCATTTGGTCGCCCCTATCATAAATAATAACTCTTGCATCCTCAGCGAAGTCACCAAGTCCCTTCATAGCGGTCTGAGCTTCTATAAATGTATCAAACCCGCCGTCTTCCTTACCATAAGTAGTACGAATAACGATGTTCTGACTTGTGCCTTCGATTTCAGCTCCCTCTTTTGCATTGATGAGAGCTTCATCAACATTCTTACTGCCTAGCTGTGTACTGTGGATGTGTAAGTTGGGATTGCCTGTAACAACTTGCTCCAATCCTACAACCAAACGCTCCTGCGTACCAATACGCTCAGCATCAGACATATAAGGGACAGGATTTACCCCGCCCTCTTCCAGCAACTCCACTCTTGTTTTCAAATCGGACAGTGCAGCTTCAAGCTGTGGCTTAGTCCCTACTTTCTCGAGTACGTCATCAAGCATAGTGACAGCTACAGTTTGGTTTATAGTTTGTTCGGGTGTTATATTAAGAGCCGATGCTGCTTCAGGGTCTTCTGAGGCCTGTAGGTGGCGTTCTAGGAACACATCATTATTCTTAGCTAGTGGGCCAAGATTGGCAACACTATCAGCCATACCCATATCACGTATACGCTTAGCTGCAAGTGTTCTACGTAACCTAGCGCCATATGTCAGTGCCTTAATACCCTTGATAGGGAGTGCTACGGCCTTACCGATGAGCTGAACAACAGGAACAGCATCAATAGCACCAAACACATTATAGAATTGGCGTTCAGTCATGCCTACTTCATCATCACCCTCTCTCATTCTGTATAGAATGTCGAGTGCAACCAGTGCATTCTCACTATCACCTAGTCCAGAGTTTTGGACAGCTTCGATAGTCCTTTGGGCCATCTCAATACGCGCATCACCCTGCGTACTATTGATATGCTTAACAATATTATTGAGCTGGTCACCAACAAACACTATGTTAGTAGTATTCTCGAGAGCTGATTGACCTATCTCCACCTTATTACCGATTCTACGTAGGGTATTACCCTCAAACGTAGGGATAATGTATTCACCAAAATCAGCCAACAGGTTGTACCACTCCTTATCAGCATAACGGGCAGCTATTTCAGCATCCACCATCTTATCTACTTCACGCTCAGCATTGAGAGCCTTCAGCCTTATCTTCCTCAGTTGTACAGGAGCCATAGGGTCAAGTATATGAAGTACAATCTCATCAGTTTCTACGTTTAGGGATGGCTGTTGCACATCCTGTTGTAACTGAGCAAGAGCAACGGCCTTTTCTTCTGGGCTATCTGTACTCAGAGTTATTGATTCCAGCTTAGCTGTGTTCTTAGCTGATATATACTCCATCTTAAGGCGCATTTCTTCAGCCTGTACAGCTCCTTTATTATTACCGACGAGCAGCTGGTCGCGTAGCATATCGCTCTGCTGCCCCGAACTCGTCGCTTCTAGCAGACCCAGCTTGTTAGTAAGGTTGATGTCGTTGTTATCGAGGGTAGCCTCGTTCGCCACAGAGACTCTTTCCTCGTCAACCATATCAGCATACCAACCACCACCTTCCGAGGGCTCCACGCCCCCCTGAGTCAGCTCTAAAACCATCTCTGGTGAGGCATCTTGAAAGGACTCTACGCCCATAGCATAGGTGAGGTCGCCTACTACTGTTTCAGTAGGACTTCTTTCTGGTGCTTGTACTGCTAGTTCTTCAGGGGTTAATCTCATGCAAAGCCTTTTTTAATAGCCCCAAAGCCACCAGTTGCGCTAAATACCTGTCCACCTACTCCAGCAATAGCTCCATACGTAGCCCCTGCCTCTCTCTCACTAACTGCCTGAGTACTAAGACCAGTAGCTTCTGAAAGAAGGACGTTACGTGTACGCATGAATCCAAGTTGTACATTCTGGAAGCCAATATTAGCCGCAGCTCTCACAAACGGATCACCAGCTGCTGCCACAGCACTCGTACTTGTTTCTGCTCCCACACTAACAGCCATCTGTCGTGTACGAGCTGATGCTTGCCTTGCCCTACGGATAGATGCCATCTTCTGCTGACGCAGAGTATTCTCTTGAATCTTCTGCTGTTCCTTCTGGGCCTGTTCCTGTTTAGCCCCAGCTGCACGTTGGAAGTGGGCAGCTTTCTTTGCGGCCTGCTGCTGCATTACTGTACCATATATTGCTGCTCCGCCACCCAATATGGCTAGTGTACCCATTACTATCGGTGTAAAAACTGGCATACTATTCTCCTTTGATATAAGTTGTTTCCATCAACTCATACCCATATCGTGTATAAACTCTGCCGAGGGAAGGGGTTAGGTTAGTGTGGCATAGTGCCACAGTATTAGCTACTTCCCCTCTCTTCGTAAACTCTTTAATCAGAGAGATCATAGCTCTACTCTTCCTATGCCTCTTCTCAATCCATAAGAACATCTCGGTAAGAGTGATGTAGTCGGGGTCAAAGAAGTTTGGCACCATCAAACCACCAATACCCCCCTTTTTAATCCCATCTTCCTCAGCTATAAGCACAGTCCCACACTCGATCATATCTAAGAATAGATTGGCTACATATGCAGCCTTAAACTTTATATCAGCTGGATGGTACTTATAGAATTGCTCTCCCTGCTCTAACATATAAGGCAAGTCCTCAGCTGTAGCATCTCTAACTTCAATCATACTACTGTATTCCCTGATACGAGTAGTGCCCATCCTAGTATATGCATATCCTTATTACCCACGCTCTCTAAGCGTATTCTAAATGCCCTACCAGAGCCACGTACATTATGCTTAGTTGTAATTACGCTCTGTCCATAATCAAAATCATGTGTACCAGATGCAGATGGGATAGTATATGCCCGTACAAAGCGGTAGGCATCCTCTTGTGTTGTATACATACCAGAGGACGCATCATCAGCCCAATCAAACATAAACTGCACAAGACAGCCAGAAGGCTGGTTGAGGACTCCATCTGTTACTGTAAACTCTGTACGCTGAAAGAACAGATGAACAGCATCAACAGTTTTGTTACGCATGGCATCGCCCATCAGCTCCTGTATTGTATCTACGTAGGAGAGGTAGGAAAGAGAGTCCCCAATCGTACCCCAGTCTACCAGTGTATCCTGATACATAGACGAGATATAAACTTCCATAGTAGTAGCAGTAGCCTGTTTAAATGTTACGAATCTCACCATACTTTCATAGTTTGGAGCTGTACTAGCTGTATTCAATGTCTTAAAGGCACCTACGATAAATGGGTTGGTGTTGTCTCCACTCACTGTACCTGTATACCAAGCTCTTAAGACAATATCCAATGTTAAGAATTTATTTCCATACTCAGCATACGTGTCTAGTGTCTCCGAATAAACAAACTTAACTTCTCGTTCTAAAGGATCATATGTACCTTTAACGTAAGGGAGAGCTGCATTATCAACAGCGTCAATCTTTGACTGAATAGTATCTTGAGTAATATTCTGCGCTTCCATATTGTAAGAGTTCTGATCTATACTCACCATATAGATGCCAGCCCTAGACCAGTAGAATATACTTCCCTCAACTTCTGTAACAGATTCTGGTGACTCACAGCCAACATTACTCACTTTCAGTACAGCAAACCCTTCAGCACTAAAACCTGTATCTGCCGTACCCTTAATATGCCACACACCATTATGTGCAAACACCACCAATCCAGAAGCAGCAGGAATTATCTTCACAACCTCACCAGCCTCTGGGATAGTAATAGCTCCACCATCGGAGGCTATCAACGTAGAGATAATCTCTGAGGTAGGGTCTGCATCCATATGGCATTGATGTGCGTCAAGAATAGGGTCTTCGATCAATCGAGAAAACAGAATAACACCCGAGAAGTGGCTATCCTGAACACCACTATACCATACACGTCCACTGTAGAAAGCTGTACATGATGGGCGAGCATTCGTAGAGAAGTCAGTAGCCCCTGCTACAATCCCACTACGAGTATTGGCAAAAGCTTTATGTAAATAGTGCCCTTTTGCTGCAAACATAGAACCAAACCACAACTTATCCATCTCAGCCGGAGTGAATACACCAGTGGTGTTCTTACCATGCCACCATATATCAGAATTGGAGGGAGCAACACTCTGGGCTACACAATATGTATTGATATGTGCAGTTGTCCAACCTTGATTTAGGAGATTGTATGCATGATTAGGATTACCAGCTACTAGGGCTGCATATGTAGCATATGCTGGGCGATTATCAACAGCTAGCCCATCATCTACACCATGAAAGTCTCTTACAAGGATATTACCAGCTGTAGTACCTATGTAGTGAGTGCTATAATTACCTGTATCAGCATGATATTCAATTATAAATGGGTCGATATGGGGGCCAACTACATATGCAGCTCCCTTACCAAAACTCACCTGTATCTTATTGAGGCCTGTGTCAGCAGCTGCAACAGCTACGTTAGACATATCAATAGATGTATCAGTGCCACCGCCACCAATAGCTGTATTATTAAATGTGATACCAGACCCACCAGTAGAAACGACAGCTACATCAAGTCCCATCAGATAGAGAATGCTACCCATCTGTATGATGAGTTTATTGTTGGTGCCTATGCCGCCAATACTACGCCACTCGTGCCTTGATGTAACATGACTCCCTGAGGTATAGTAGTTGGCGGCATGGGTCTGGGTGAAGGCTGGGCTACTGCCCCCCTTCTCAAAATCAATTCCGCGCCTCCGCTTACGAGTACCATTTCTTTTTAAGTCCATGTTGTCCTCAGCACTGCTTGAATTTTCAGGGGCAGAGAGAGGACTGGCCTCAGTGATGAGACCAGCTACATAGTTGAAATAGTTCTTTTGAGCGGAGGTTCTAGCCATTATTTAGAATCCGTATACTCTTCAATAGCCACCTGAGCTAAGCTAGGTGAGGTGAAGTGCTGATCTTTCAAACGATCAGGCAACTCACCGCCGCCCTGAAATCTTAGCTGAAAGAGGGAGCTATTATCTACCTTCTCAATCTGTAGTGTACGGGTCGTACCCTTTTCCTGTGAGGCTTTAGTCATTATTATTACTTCCTTCCATATCCATATTTTTGTTTTCCTCCATTCTGTCGAAAGAGGTGTTCGGCTTTCTGCATTACTACACGCTGCCTTGTAGCGTCTCTTTCTTCCTGAGCATCCACTACTTGCTTAATCTTATTGAAGCATTGGGCTTTAGCAGTTGATAGGAAGAGAGGAAATTTGTTAGCAGGTAGGGCAGGGACGAATGTATCACCGCCTGTCCATACTGGCTCTTCGTATCCGAAACATTGTGTCTTAGCTGATACAAGAGTTGATCCTATAGCAGAGTCAAAACTATCAAAAACAATATACTCGTCATCAAATGATGTCCATGCTGATGGAGCTACGTCATTACGAATGTTCAGTGTAACCCCTGTAGTATCTGTCACTACTTGTACACTGCTGTCAGTAGAGTCACGGGAGTTTATCCTATCAAGGAAAGCCTTGGGATAGAGGTGTTCAATATCAGTGAATGCATCTGGATCAGCTGCATCTATTTTATTATTATGCTTAATCCACTCTAAGTAGCGAGTGGTTGTTGGGATTTGCATGTGTGATGGCTTCGTAGTATCACCTAAGCCAACGAGCTGTATTGTGTTCATCAGATGAGGCCAATTCTTTTCCTCAATCATCTTGAAATACGTACTCTTGACTATTGCTGCAACTCGGTCAGACTCAGCTGTATCACCAATAGAGGAAACAACATCTGAACCCATATCCGATAGAATGTCCTTAACTATTTCTACTAGCTGCATCTTAGCCATACATTCTCCTTAGTGGAAGAGAGGGGCCGAAGCCCCTGTCCTGTGTTTCATTATGCGTCGGACATTAGTCCATGTGCTTCTAGTACATCCAAAGCTGCATTAAGTGCAGTACGTATAAGTGCAACGTCTGCTGTTAATGCCGTAATCACCAACTCCTGATTAGCAGCATACTGACCAAGCTCTGCCACTGTAGGTACAGTGCCGTCTGCAATAGTCTGTGTAGCTGAGGGGGTTGGAGTATTAGCTGTAAAGGTAATTACTAGAGGCACGGCAGTTGCACTAGCAGCGTCAGCTACCAAAGACTGTTGACTTCCAATAAGAGCATTATCACTTTTATCTGCAAGCTGCGAGTCCTGTTTGTTCGGGTTCGCCATGTTATTCTCCTTTAATTAAGTAGGAGGGGGCCGAAGCCCCCACCCAATTTCTATGCACGGGCCTTGCTAAACGCTACAACAACCTTAGCAGTACCAGCAGTAAACGTACCAACCACCGTAGTATTCAGACTTACATCTGAGTTAGCGGAAGGAACGATTGCGCCAATAGCTGCACCAGCACCCAGATGGACACTGTTAGCAGTCAGCGATGCCTGAGCAACCGCAGCCAAACCAGCAGCAGGGGTAGTAGCACCAGAGCTATCCTCGAAATCGAGGGCTAGGGACGTACCACCTATCCATGCAGTACCAACTTTCATGTAGACAGAGTTGATAACGCTACCAGCAGGGATAAGGGCATTAGCTGCATCAGCAGCAATAGACCCAACACTACCAGTAGTGGTGAAGTCGAAGTCTACGATGAGTTCGCCTTCGTAGCCATCTTTGGATGTAACCGAAGCGTTAATATTCTCAACGCTACGAGTACCATAGTGTTCAATTAGACCATCGGCATTTGTGTATTTAGTACCCATGTTACACTCCTACCGCTGTTTCGCAGACTACGAGATTTTCAGGACGATACAATTTCACGCCGTAACGTGCAGTTGTAACATATTCCTCGCGCTGGAAGTCTTTATTGAATTCAGAATCAACCTTTGGCATCTGTCGGAAAGCACCAACAAAAGGCAGTACGTCGCCAGCAGCAGAGAAGAACATATTCTGCGCTACAGCGGAAGTAGTACCAGCCGCAGTGTAGTTAGAAGTATATACGTCAAAGCCGTAGATATTCTTGACGAAGCGCATTCCAGTAGCAATACCAGAAGACACAACACCTTCCCACTGTGGGTTGTTACTCATATTGACAATGTTAGTCAG